CAACATCAGGTGCTGTAACAGTAGCAGGTACTTTAGCTATTGCTAACGGGGGTACAGGTTCTACTTCCACTACATATTGTTCACTGACAACTAACGTCACAGGTACTTTACCTATTGCTAATGGTGGTACAGGCTCAGCATCTACAACATATTGTAACCTTACATCTAATGTAACAGGCACGCTTCCTGTAGCTAACGGCGGAACGGGTGTAGCATCAACAACAGCATATGCTGTACTTTGTGGAGGAACAACTACAACAGGCCCTTTTCAAGCTATCGCTTCTGTAGGTACAGCGGCTCAAGTACTAACTTCTAACGGTGCAGGCGCATTACCAACATTCCAAACACCTGCGGCGGGGGGTACTACAATTCCCGCAGGCACGGTTATGATTTTTGGTCAAACAGCCGCTCCGACAGGGTTTACTAAACTAACAGATCAAGATAACGCTGCTCTGCGTGTGGTTAGTGGTTCAGCATCCACAGGTGGTTCTCAAGGCTTTACAACAGCGTTTACTTCTCAAACCCCAACAGGTTCTGTGTCTATTAGCTCTGTGTCAGGTAGTGCAGGTGCAACAACATTAACAACACCACAGATACCTAGTCATTCCCACACAATAGCAGCAAATATACAAGGTTCTGGTCCCACTAACAAAATAGCACGTCAAGGTGCTTTTTATAATCCTGTAACTGTTTACGGTATAAATCCAACAGGCGGAGACGGTTCACATACTCACCCATTCTCATTTAGCTCAGGCTCAGGTACTTTCTCGGGTAATGCAATTAACTTAGCTGTTAAGTATGTAGACGTGATTAGAGCAACTAAGGATTAAGAATGCAATTAAAGAATGGAACATTTTGCCCATTAATTAAAAAAGATTGCATCGGATTACAGTGCGCATGGTTTACTAGGGTTCAAGGTACTGACACAAATACGGGAAATCAAGTAGATGAATATCAATGTGCTATTGCTTGGATGCCTATGTTGTTAATTGAAAACTCAGGACAACAAAGATCAACAGGAGCGGCTGTGGAATCATTCCGAAACGAAATGGTTAAAGCTAACGAAAACAGCCAACAATTATTATTAAAAACCGCAAAAATTGCCTATCCTTTTATAGATAGCAATAAACCAAAATTAATTGAGGAGTAAAAAATGTTATTAACAATTATACCTATAGATGGTAATGTAAAAAAAGATGGGGTCGGTTATTTAGAACTTGATTTATCATCTTGTGCCATTCCTTCTAACATAAGAGTTTTACAATGGGAAGAAACATCAGGTTGGCTAGAGTTTTGGGATCAAGATAATCAAGATATTACAGAACTACCTAGTTGGGTTGATTGTTGCTTATCTGTTTGGACTGTAGCTAATACCCCTGTTCCGCCAAGCCCACCAACAGAAGAAACAAACAAACAAACTGCTATTTCATTATTACAACAAACTGATTGGACAACTATCCCTGATGTAAGTGATCCTACAAAAAGTAATCCATATTTATCTAATGTAAATGATTTTGTAACTTATAGAAATGCTGTTAGACAGTATGCGCTTAATCCCGTTGCGGGAGATATTAATTGGCCAACATTGCCACAAGAAGTTTGGATTAACGCTTAAAAAGTAATTAATGGAGAGAGAACATGGCATTAAACGTAAACATAGGGTGTGTCGCTAACCTTTTTTCTAGGCAAATGCATTTTGAAAAAGCAGGTGATATAGAACATGGTCATACACATTCATTTGACCATCTAACTTTATTAGCAAATGGCAAGTTAAAAATAGTAGTTGATGGTAAAGAATCTACCTTTGTAGCTCCACAAATGATTTATATAAAAGCAGAAAAAATGCATGAGCTAACTGCTTTAGAAGATAATACTGTTGCTTATTGTATACATGCTTTAAGAATCGGTGAAGATGTAGATGACATTGTTGATCCAAGTATGATGCCTGAAGGAGTTAATATGCAATCTATAGTTGATTCTGTATTAGGTTGCGATCCAAATGCGGGAATGAATTATAAACATGTCTCTTGTGATGAAATAATTGAAGAAAATAAAAAATGAATCAGCAGTTAATAGACAATAATTATCTGCATATACCGAATTTTATAACAAAAGAAGAAGCAAATAATTTAGCTAGTGAATTAATTCAATACAGCAAATTGCCTGGTAATACAATGACAAATGATCCTCAGGCTCCAAATTCTTTAGCTAAATACAATTATTTGCCTTTTGTAAAATTTTTAGTAAAAAAAATACCTGACGTATCAAAATCTTTACAAGAAGATGTATTGCCTACATATACATACACAAGAATCTACAATCATGGGGAAATTTTAAGCAGGCATAGAGATAGGCCAGCTTGCGAAATTAGTATTACATTAAATTTAAAAAAAGATAATGAATGGCCTATATGGTTTCAAAAACCTAATGGGGAAGAAATTGCATTAGAATTAAATGAAGGTGACGCAGTTATATATTTAGGCGAAGTATCCGATCATTGGAGGAATGCATATCAAGGACAAGAGCATGTGCAACTTTTTTTACATTATGTAAGGGCGGAGGGCTCTAAATATTGGGCGGTTTTTGATCAATTAAAACAACAACCACCAACATTAGAAAAAGGAACAATTCCCGTAGCTATTATATGAAATTAAATATTCCTAGAGTTGTTAAGAATTGGAAATATGCTAATCAAATTAATTTAAATAACATTAGCTACCAAGAAAATGTTGTTGGCAACGGAAGAAGATTTTCCATACAAAATGAAGCACTATTTTGGAATGAAGCATTTAAAGAATTTAATTTAATACCTGATGAAATTGAGCCTATATTTAAAAATTTAATAGGCAATCATTATTTAGATGGTGCTCATACGCACAAACATACAGATCCATCACCTAGTGGCTATGTTCATACTAGATGTAATCTGATGATAAAAAAACCAACTATAGGCGGAAATCCTATAATTGACGGTGAAGAATTTAATATTGAAGTTAATGATTTATGGTTAAATTTAGCTAGTTTAGAAGAACATAGCTCTACTCCTATATATGGAGGAGAAAGACTTATATTTTCATTTGGCGCTCTTATAAAATTAGATAAAATAAAAAATATATTACATGACAAATAATTTAAATGAATACATAGTTGTTATTAAAAATGCTATAACTTATCCATTATGTGATGCTATATTAGAAGAATTTAAAAACATTGATGAATGGCAAGATACTGTTGTTGGGAGAGGAACAGTAGAAAAGCATGCAAGAAATTGTGAAACTATTATTATTTCTTATCCACATATAATAGAAAAAAATAAAAAAGTAAGGCTTAAATTAGATAAATATATATTTGCTTCAGCATCTAAATGTATACAAGAATATAATACAAAATATCCTCATTGTAATATTGAAGAAGATAGTGGGTATGAATTACTAAAATATTCTGAAGGTGGTTTTTATATACAGCATGTAGACTCATTTAAAGCTAGACCCCGTTCTGTGTCTTGTTCATTTATATTAAATGATAATTTTGAAGGTGGAGAGTTTGCATTTTTTGACAGAGAATTAAAATATAAATTAGAAAAAGGGGATGCAATAATGTTTCCGTCTAATTTTATGTACCCGCATGAAGTTATGCCTGTAACAAAAGGAACGCGCTACTCAATAGTAACGTGGTTTATATAAATGATACTAGAGTTTCCAAATTATTTAGATTCTGACACCTTAAAAGAAATTAAAGATGAGCTTAGGCCCTTTACCTCTAGTAAAAAAGAAACCGCATATAACAGAGATGGGAACTCAATTAATATTACTTATATTCCTGAATTAAAAAATTTAGATGACAAATTACATAAAATTTTTGAAAAAATTCAGGGAGATATAATTCAACAAAGATATAAGCCACAATATGATTCCGCGGATTCGGGCTATGAGTATCATAAATATAACCCAAACGATGTCTGTCATTACCATATGGATGGAGAAGTTAACAAAACATTATTAAGATACGCATCAGTAATTTTGCATTTAAATACAGTGCACGAGGGGGGAGAATTAGTTTTTCCATCCCAAAACAAAAGTATTAAAACAGAAGAAGGAAAGTTAGTAATATTCCCTCCGTATGGAATGTTTGGTCATTATACAACTCCTTCAAACGAGACTAGAGAAGTTATAGTGAGTTGGTTTGTGTATAATAATGTTAATGTTATAAATACAGA